CTCCGCCGCCTCCGCCGCCTCCGCCTTGGTTATCGTCGTCATCGTCGTCGCCTGGTACTTTGCCGGAGTGCTTGCCTCCTTTGATGGTCCATATTCCGCCGTTTCCTTTGACGAGCACATCACGGCTATTGTCGCTATAGACGAGGTACCGTTCACCGTTTATTTCTTCTAGAAACTTAATGTTGATATTGCCCTGGCTATCATCATCATTGCTTCCAGAGCTCGAGTTATCACCACCCGGCGGAGGGTCGACTTCTACGCTTCCGCTGGCGTTGCCGCTGCCGGATATACCCGGCAGTGGGCTTGTGTCGTATTTGTTGATGACGGCCATGGCCTTGTCGTAGCGGCTTTTGTATTTCCTTAACCACGGCTGATGAATCGTATTGTTGTACATTGCCTGCAACGAAGCGTTAGGTCCTACCGCTTTTATGACACGGTCGGCGCCGACAGGGTATTGATGGAAGATTGTGCACCAGAAGATGAATACTTTCGGGTTTTTTGCTCTGTCCAGTCCGCGTTTCAATGCTTGCTGATGGTACGCTTCCATGTCATCTACGGCCTGTTTGTTTTGTACCGCCTTGGCTTGTGCGGAGGTCATGACGGCCTTGATGCCAGGCACTTCTTCACGCCGCACCCAGAAACTATTCCAGGAGCTGTCGGACCCGGGGATACGACCGACGCGGCTTGCTATACGTGTTGGCATTTTGGCCCATATAGCAGTTCCAACGGCGGGCTTGATTTTTTCAAGAATCTTACCAGCGCGAGTGCCATACCATTGCATAAACCCAATAGTGATTGGGTCCTGCAAAAACACCACGCCATAATTCATGTCGCTTTCAACCGTGCCGATACATCTAATCAGCACCATCATATCCCCGGATCCCCAACTCATTAGATAGATCCTCCGTTCACGTCAACCCAATCAGTCCCGTTAAATACCACGAGTTTATTCTTTCCGGTATGCCAGAAAAGCACTCCAACGGGATGATTCATCCCCTCACCAAACGACGGCAATGAAGTTCCGGCGCCGGTAACTAGGGCACCTTCTGCTGGTGCTACCACGAATTTTCCAGCGCGCAGTCCTTCCCATCCCCCTCGGTAGGGGAAGAAGTGGGACGGGTCGCTGATCAGCGAGCCTGGCGGAACGTTTTCGCGGCGGTATTTGTAGATATTGTTATCTGATTGGGAGTTGTTGTCTCCGATGGAGTTAATTTTCAAGAAACCCGTGTTATTTTCGTGGCAGTCGATAACATAACCAGCAGATACAGTTCCGTTTGCACCTGCTTTGTATTTGTTGCCAATCAATGTGATAGTTTCACCGCATGTCTGGTTTGTTGCATCGATAAAACTCTTATGGTTGGTGAGGTATACCTGGCACCCCATCATGAGCAGATTGCTCTTAGGTGATGAGAAGATTACTCCGCGACGGTTGTCTGCACGCCCTTCTTTATCGGTTTCGAAGTATACACCAAAGCAAGCCACGGATACACCCAACCCCATCTCGATGCCTATCTCGTAGGACTCGATGGAACCACCATGTATGGTCATCATCGTTGCGTCGGTGGCCTTGATCCCATATTTGTAAGATTTTGATCCTTCATCTGCAATGATGTGAGGCGATTTGATGGTGAGGTTGTAGCAGTATTCTGCGTCGATTGCAAGTCGGTTACCTTGGTATTTCACCCGCTCTACTTCGGTATACCAGTTTTGCTTGAATTTATTTGCGGTATACCAACCATAGAAACTGCAATCCCTTACTGTAACATAATTAGCACAATTAAGACCGATGCAATTAGTACGGGAAGGACCGGGCCCATCAATACGCAGGTTAGTAAAAGTATTACCATACTTGCAGCTAATACCATTGCCGTCCCTAATATCAAAGAATATGGAAGAATTCGGTGAGTTATCACCCCATGATGCAGTTGCACCGTCAACACGCTGATCAGGCAAGAATTCTAGCTCGGTAGTTACTTTAAAGATTCCATGAGGGAAGTAGATATGGCCACCCTTGCCAGCAGCAGTAATTGTTCGTTTGATAGCGTCAGTGTCGTCCGTAGCCCCATCACCCTTTGCACCATAGTCGGTGACCACGTGATAGTAGCGATTTGCTTTTGATTCAGCGAGCGTTTCGACACGGTTAATATCTTTATCTAGCTGTAGCTTAAGCTTGTTCCTTTCATCCGCGATAAACATACGAAGAGTATCATTCAATTCTTTAAGATCATTCGTAAGCTTCTCACGAAGTTTATTATCAGTTTGTGTGATGTTATTATCAATACTTGCCGATAGTGTATCAATGTATGCTTTGTCATACATCAACAACTCCGGCCCATTCATCATAGCAAAATGAATAACACCATTAACGTCACTTACCGTGTGATGCACAAACTTGTTAGTAAATTCGTCAATCTGCTTAGATACACGGTCGCGGAACTCGATAATTTTCTTGTCCTGTGTGCCAGCATAGGTGATGAACTCATTAATTTTGTTCTTCAGCTGATGCAGAATCTCAAGATAAGTATAATTATCTACCTTAGTGAAAGGAGTAACGCTATTAAACGGCCCCCATTCACCCATAAGGGGCAGTACCGGTTCACTCATACCCAATAACCTCCAAAATATGGTGCATAATAAAACATACTATCATCGGGAGTTAGACTCTCACCACTGCTCCAGACCTGCATAAAAAGATCATTCAACGACATCACTATATGCTGATCGATATTCATATAAGATTCAAGATACTCGCCCAGGAGTGATGCAATTGAACCGCTTCGCCCATAACTAGAAGCAGTACTGCCGCTCGTTGTGTTACTTCCACTGCTAGATGACGTGGTCGATGTATTACCGGTTTTAGAATTACTATCCGTTGCTGCTGTCGCGTAATCACCATTAACACTCAACATTTGCTGGGGGAATGAAGAGTTCACGTTACGCGAAGAAGCAGTTCCGGTGCCTTTAACGTTTGCCGATTGCGTACCGCTCGTTTCCGTATTGCCGCTGCTCGTATTGTTCGTTTCATAAGTGCGGAAAATGTCTTGTGCATTATTAATTGCTAGATAGGCCTTGTTCATCATGGGCATAATAAGTCGCATACGTTCCCCTAGCGCATAGAAGAACATATCTGCGGTTTCAAAACCTATCTCTTCAAAATAATAATGATCAATAATTTTCTTATTTAATGTTTCACGGTATTCTTCCGCGAAAATAGGGTAATCCTCAAGCCCGGTTTTCACCTCCAGTGTCTTCGCGTATTTCAGAGCGTCCCGTAGCTCCATCGTATATTTCGCCATTATTCACTTCCTCAATATCAGGGAGTACTTCTTCTTCAAACGACCACTCAACAGAAATATCCAATCCGAATTTATCATTAATCTGATTACAGGCCATATCACGCGATTTCCACATACTCGCCCGAGCAATAGCAAGCTGACCGTCACGGGCCCCCGCTTCATCACTAATCATGCGCTCAGCCTTGGTTTCATTGGTTGAGTTGATGCCAAGGAAAGTAAGGCAATCCCTCCAGATGGAGTCACGTTCATCACGTAAGTGTTCTAGATAGGCGGGGTTAACCGTAAGATCTAGAACTTTAATTTCATCGTTTTGAAGCAGAGCTTCGCCACCATAAATAACAGGCGCTCCGCGTTCAATATCACGCAAAACATTATCGTAGGTTTGTCGCTGCCCTGGCGGACACGAAACAATCCTAGGGTTACGCATGTTTTTTGCTGTAATATCCAGAGTCTGTTCAATATCCGAAAGACGCGTAGCGTAATCTAGATATATTAGTTGGTCGTGCATATGAGCAAGATTGTGCCATATAGGTACACAGTCTTCTGCGTTAATGGTCAGGCCGTAGTACTTGCCATAGCTTTCAGTTTGGTATTTATAACTGTTCCCGTAGACGTCGTAATCGCCAATAGGGTTGGCAGCAACGCACAAGTGCTTACCGTAACGTGCATCATAATAGAAGATGCACACACCGGCAGTATTCAGAGTAGATTCAATGTAGCGTGCATCGACAGTATCTGGAAGGTTGTTCCACGTAAAACGTGTAACGGCCCATTCCATTATTTTTCCTAGATACATATTAATGCGAATAGTATCTAGTGATGCTGCTTTCCTAGGGACAAATTTTGCTAGCGTATCCCTCGGATTAGCCATGACATCATGAAGGTCACCAAAATTACTCATAGAACAACACTACCTATCCCGCCTACTATTTCATTTTCAGCTATATCAAGATCATTAATAAATTCTGGTTTGCGCCACACGGTTGTTCCTTTAAGGAATATACCCATAATAGCTTGCTTATACACCTCGGGGCAATAAAGAGTCTTTATCGTAACATCGGCAAGCTTCCAATAAGTGAAATTAGTCATCGGGTTAATGTTTTTAATATTCACATAGCGGTTAAGAGCATATCCATAACGCAGCCAATACTCCCCTAGCCGTTCAACGGCCGAATCATCAACGCGCTTGAAGCGGAAGTTCACCGTCATCCCCTGCTCAAGACAAATAGTGAGAAAATCACCGCCGAGCTGGCCTGAGACAGAGGGTTGCAACATTTTTGCGTCCTGCACTTTTGCATTAATACCAGCAATAGTATTTGCATGGTCGCCAGCCGCTGTTGCTTTTGCGAGAGCTAGGTTTGCGTCAGCTATCCCGCGAGAAAGATTGTTAGTAATATTATTATTAGCAGAAGCAGAATAATTCTGTATCCCAAGATTCCCGCTAATCTGGTTTTGCTGAATAGCATTATCAGCAATAGCATTACCTACACCCATTACTCCAGAAAGCGCGCCCCCAAGTATATTACCGCCAGCCATAGAAGCAATACCATTAACGCCAGCATTAATACCATTTTGAATAGCCTTATAATTAGCCGTCTCAGAAGCAAGGCCAGCTTGCATAGTGTTCGTATGAATCTGAGTATTCGTGCGTTGATTATTCGCATCAATACCAAGCATGGAATTACTGAAAGCAGTATTAGCACTCATCAACGCTCGCTGCTGCGCCCAATCCGCAGATTGATGCTGAAACGCAATTGAATGATGGTTGCTAGCCAGGTAATCGGTGTATGAGTCATTGGTGATCGGAAGTGAAGGGAAGTTCATCACCATAGTAGATGAGTCAAGGTAGCCTCCAACGTATTCACTCGTGGCCCGGCCTCGCGCCCCGTAGTTAAGTGGGTATATTACCACTCTGGGGTTAGGAGGAATAACGCTAACATTAACAGATACGCTATATTTACCAGAATTAAATAGTTCTGGCTTCAGAATAATTGGCGTACCCGTATACGTAGTCATCTCAATAGCCGCATATGGATAGGTAGCAAACTTCATAAGTTTTTTATACCTATCAGGGATATGCGCCATAAGCTCCGACGTAAGGTCCTTTACAATATCATAATAATAAATAAAAGTACCTTCGTACAATTTACCAACATTTGGATTGTGATCAAGGAATTTTTCTGGAGTAACACCCCGCATATTACGGTAAGCGGGCACTAGATAGGCTCCATAGATAGACTTAGATGCCCACGGTACTCGCTTTAGTGCTGTCATAACATCAGCAAAAGAATCAACGCTGCACCCCCAAAGATCCGCCCCTATAACAACATTAACAAAAGTCGAACCAGCATTATCTCGGCTCTTATTATACAGTTGAATCTTAGTGCCGGGGCTAGTTGAAAGATTCGGCGAATCTATACTTCCAGGATCTACGCTTAAATCAGCAGATGAAATAAAAACAACTGCTAGATCAGATAGCTCATTCTGCTGCTTAATTTTATGGCGAATATACTTAGTTTCAACCATATCCGAACCGCAATCAAGCCCCTCAGGCACAAGAAGATTCTTCAACATATTAGGCTGCGCAGCATTAGAAACAGCAAAAGCATAGTGCGATCGCTCCACGTAGCAGCGCCCAAACTTCATCCCCCACCGGAAACTATTCCATACATCAATCTGAAGATGAAACGCCGTTGTGTTAGGAGCTATATGCTGCACCCCTTTGATGAAATAGAAAAAATCATTCGGGGTATCAGAATGTGTGAGTGGGTTATAAACGTGGATATAATTGTATTTATACGCCTGAGCAACACCAATGTTAAGATGAATATCTTGCTCGGGGCGCACGTAAGACAGCCGATCAAATTTAATCTTTGGCCCCGGACTGATGGAAAGATAATCGATCAAAGATTTAGTATCAGGAAAATCAACAATATTATTATATTGCGCGTCCCACGGCACATTGCACAATGTAACAACCGTGCCAGGTGTCCATACGTCAAAAGAAAAAGACGTACCCGCAGAAGAGACTTCCGCGGGTACGTCAGTTATGTAGCTACTCATGCAGCAATATTATCAGGTTTCCCGGTAGTGAGGTCATGGGCACCGCTAGCTCCAAGCCCTAGAACAATACCCTTCGCAATACTAGCTGACACATTGCCTATACCCTCCACAAGAAGAGTAAAAGCGACACCAAGAATAATTGCCAATACACCATTAAGCGCCTTAGGAAGGCCAGCTTGCTTGGCGAGATTAACTGCTGCCACTACGGAGCCAACAGTTGCCAGTTCGATCATTAGTCATCCTCAAATATTTCGTGTAGTTCCGGTGGGTCAGGGGCATCGGATTTACGAAACCTGTAATACATATCTACAAGTTTTCTGAAGGCGCCCCATAGAATTTTGACTCTTGATTGCTCGCGCTCGAGTTTTTTCTCAAGGTTCCCCACCCTGATGAGTAGCTGAGTAAGAACAGCGCCCATCAGAGTGAGGATTGCTATAAGGAGCCCCTCAGTAACGACAGGACTCATAATTAACCTACTTGCTGAGTTTCTCGCTCACCACGTCAAGTTGTTTAACAACCTTGTCCAAAGCGGTAGCAACCATACCGATACGGGAAGCGATAAGACTCATCATAGGATTATCATTCAGCTCCTTATGAAGCTCCTGAACAGTCATATCTTCAATATTCCTTTCGATAGACGACATAAGTGGGGAGTCGTCAATAACCCCAAAACTAGAACCGCGAAGGTAGAAGTGAATATGGTCCATATGGGCAGCAGACTTATTACCATAACCAGAATAAAGCCGTTTCCAAGTGCCCCTACTAGGGTTCCACGAATAAGCGTAGCCATCCTGGCAGGGCGAGAAAATAATCCACTTCAACCCGATAGCGGAAGCATTCTTCTGTGCCCAAGCGCACAGCTTCAGCGCGTTAGCCAACTCGATCTTAGACGGAGAAGCACCAAGATCAGTGATCATCACGTCAAGGGCATAACCTGAGCTATGCTCGAAGTTCCTGTCATGACCGTTGGCATCATAATTCGGCGCACCCTTCCCCTGGCCAAACCAAAAAGTACTGGGAAGAACCTTATCTAGATGACCAACAAGCGCCCACACAGCCGCATGAGCCGCGCCAACCCCAGAAGTGCCATTCTTACGCGTCATAAACATCAGGACTGCTTGACCTTAATCCCATAATGCTTAGAAATAGTCCGCGCATCCTCAACCTTAGCGTCAACGCCAAGATCAGCCCAGTTCTCATTACGCCCAACATGCAACACGCCGTCCTCAGTAACATAAGTACGGTTGCTAGACGATGGACTCATAGACCAAATAATGCCGTGGTTACCCAGAAGCTTCGGATCATCAACCAGAATCTCAACGGACAACTGATAGATGTGACCCTTGAGAACCTCAGTAACAGCATTACCAGTCTCCGGGTCAGTAATGGTCAGCGTCTCTCCCAACCCAGTAACATTACTCCTCTTCATGTTCGTTTCCGGCGTAACTTCATTAGAAGTAAACAGGATCGCATTGGCGAATAGGGAAGTGCCGAAAATCTGGTGATGATGGAACACCCGATTCTCATACAAACCAAACTCGTTACGGACCTTACCGTTGCGGATAAGAGTATCCGCAATCACGAAGAAGTTCTTATCAACAAGCGCGGCCTGGAAGCCGGGGATATTGAAGTGCTCCTGCATCCCCTCATGAACTCGGAAGGGAATCTCTGCCTTATCAATGTGGAACATGTAGGCCAGCGCCTCGATATCTATATTAGCGCGCGCCTCTGGCGTGAGGAACAGATGAAGATCGCTAATCTTAGAATGATTAGCAACCTTCAACACGTTGAACTTACGGTTCAGGAAGCCCAGCGTTGACGCAGCCGCCTTGAACGCTTTCAGCGCCGCCTTAACATTAGCCTCAGGAGCAGCAAGTGACGTGATATCCGGAATTTTGATCTTGTAGAACCCGTACTCGTTCTCATGCTCACGGAACAAGTTCATAGTGGACAGAAACTCGTCCTGCTCATCCGCCGACAATGGAGAAGACATGAACGCAGAAATAAGCGAATCAAGCCCGTTAGGCTTCAAGAAGGCCCTCCGAACAACCGCATCACTAATGCTGATGGGATAGAACTGCTGGCGGTTGGTGCTGTAGAAGGACTCTTCCACCCTCGGAAGGCGGCGTGCAAACATCGATTCATAGTCGACGTCCTGCTTCCACGGTTGCCCGTCAATGATGTCCACATAAATTTCGCTGATGGTGCCTCCGATGGCCAACTCGCCCCGCTTGAACTCCTTCAGTGGGTTGTTCCAGATAACGCCGCGCACCTTCTGCTCTGCGATCACGTTGACCAGGGTATCGAGGAACTCGTTGTAGGCCGGCTCATAGTTCATGATCTTGGAGCCGATCTGAGCCATATTGGCCTTGTTCACGTCCGGGATGCGGGACTGATAGTCAATCGACGCATGACGGCGAACGTAATCAAGGTACAGGCGGTTATAGTCTTTAGTCAATTTGTCTGGCATTATGATTCACCCCTCAACATAGCGAAAAATTCTTCATCAGCAAGCTCCATAGCTTCCACTTCCTTCTCAGGAGCAGAGGGCAGCTGGCTATTGAATGCTTCGCGCACCGACTCAAATTCTGTGCGCAAAGAAGAAATTTCAGAACGAAATTCCTCCATCATCTTCATAAAATTCTTAGCATACTCTGACTTAGCAGGAGTATCTTCTTTCTTTTCCTCAGCCTTTGAGGCTACTTCATCACTCATTATATCCTTTCAGCGTGCCGGTAGGGGAGTTGTCACACTCTCACTATACAGGAGGCTTATCAGGCCCGACACCCCGCTATAGCCACCTACCGGCAACAAAAGCATCATAGTTTAAGTTCATACGGAGTGTCAACAAGAACTGTTCCACCCTTGACACGCTTGGCCCGCAATTTGCCCTGAATCACATTACCCTGATAAAAGTCTGCGAATTTAAGATCATTGGCAATATATTTTGGAAGCCCTGCGATATGAACTTCATATTTGTTATCCTCTGTTAGATCAATATAAGCTTTCGACCTCCAATACAGCCCATAGCGGAAACCGTATTCTCGCTTACTGGCACCAAGTTTAGTGGGGTGTATTTCCATTGAATAATTTACCGGCTCGCCCAAAATATGGTGCGAATCGGTGTCGGCGTAGATGAAGCGGTCGTAATTATTCTGAGCGATCGTGATAGTTTTTAACCTGGCGTAAGCTGTAATAAATACGGAAAGAGGAGTATAGATTGGTTCTTTAACTTCCTCTTTGCCATCTAGAAGCTTAATTACTCCTTCTTCTGTTAACGTTGGATATTTACCAATCATGCGCGGCCGGCTCGCGAATTTACCGTATAGAGAATTAAGGTGAAGTTTAGCTAGAAGTCGTTTTCCGCCGGTAGCTTTTTCTTTAATGGCCATATAGTGGTTGATATAGTCATCGAAATAGCCCGTAGCTGAATGGAAGTAGAAGCCGCCGTTCCACGAAAGAATGTTTATATCATAATGCTTCTGCCATAATTCAAGATCAACGCTGGTGACGGACATTGTTTCAGGCTCAGGAATATGCTCAAGATATTCTGTGCCCAAAAACAGAGCGTGGCCTTTAATTTGGATGCAGGGAAGATGACCTTCTTTAAGATGCGCCGTGAATGTTATAGAAACAATAAACAGCATATCTTTATCTGGTTTACCCTCGAACAAAATAGGATTGCCATATGGTAGTTTATTGTACATCATGACAGACGGATAAAGCGAATTAATGTCGTACACACTACCATTAGACCAAATCTGTTGCTCACGGCCCTTCTTCAAATACGTCCAGCCTCCGCGGTACGCCCACCGAATCTGATCATCTAGCTCAAGAGGAAGAATAGGATAGAGTGTGTCGAACTCCTTCCTCATCTTCTTGTAGTTTTCGAGACTATCTGACCCAATGGTCATCTTTGTATCTCCCTCCGCATACACCTGCGCAAGCGCTTGGGAGACGATAATGACGTCGTTAGCTAGATAATCTACTTCATCGCCGGTAAGTTTGTGCCCTATTTCTCTGTTCTCGTGGTAATCTATTTCCAGCTTATTCAAAGAAAGATTAAATGATTTAGCTATATTAGCTACACTCATGTTGAGCTTCTTGAGGCTGTCGATGAAGGTAATAAGTTTACCGCTGGGGAATTTAACTTTCAGTGAATAGTATTGCCCCATATTGGAAATAAGGGTAGAGAATTGCTTTGGAAGAAGTGCTTCATCTTGGTTGACTTTATAACCGTTGTTGAGTAGGTAGGAGATAATAAAGTCGCCGTCGAAAGCTAGATTGTGGAAATTTATTTCCTCGTAATTAGTGCCTTCAACATATGAAATAAAAGACTTAATGTCCACACCATAAGCCATATCATCCTTGCAGCAATCTGCCTTAACAGGGACAATGCCCCAAGCCCAAACACGGCAGTCCTCCGGGTCAGTAGTAGTTTCAAAATCAGCGACGGCGCTTAGTTTTTCTTTTACTTGATTTTCTTCCAGATTTATTTTTCGGGAACGCACTTTGAACCCAATCTAATTGACGAACAATATCAGGAACATTCTGTCGAAACGCCTCAGTATTATAAGCCTCAATAACCGCTTCCTCACCGCCGCTCAGCCATTCCATAACAATATCATAGTTCATTTTCAGCGCCCTGGCAAAATTCGGATCCAAAGACCACAAAGCAATAACCTGATCGTCAGATAAATCTTGAACAACATTCATTAGATCAGGAGCAACCATTTGAATCATGCCCTCAATGCTCGATCGAAAACTAGCCGCTTTCTTTTTACGCCCTTCAGCGCTAGCTTCGAACTTGTAAGCCTTAGTAAGTTTTTCAAGAGCGTCCTCGCTATTCACCTGCTTCGGGCTTCTGCGGAACTCGTAATACCCAACGGGCGACGGAAGCCCCCTAATAGGGTGTTTAACAACAAGAAGATCGCGTTCCTCCGCAAGAGACTTGAAAGCAGGGTTAGAAGAAGCAACCTTCTTGAGGCGCTGATTCATATGCTTTATGCGATCATTACGAAGTCTCTCAGCTTTCTTATACTCAGCCCACTTAGACCGGTGAACATGAGAACCGTTGGCAAGTTGCACAAAATTATTAGAAACAGAATTAAAAGACTTCAACCCCTCAGCATGTTTCTTAAGTTGGGTCATATTTAAAGTCTTAAGCTTCGCTGCGGGTAAAATGTCAGGTTTAACAAATTTACGCTGAGAAACACCCTGCTGCTTAAAACGAAGAAGCTTACGCTCAGCATTCCTCTGATAGCGCAAAATATCGTTAATTAGATCATTCTTAGCCATAATAGAAAGGCGCGCAACAGAACAGTTACGCGCCTTCCTCCTTTCTACTTCCTAAACTTAGCTGACATGTACTTATTGCCAGACTTTGCTTCAACCTCAGTGATCATGCAGCGAACGGGGAATGCTTCAAGTTCATCATTGGTGCATTCATCAAGGTACTCAGTAAACTGCTTATGAATTACTGAACTAGTAGTAGTAACCGTCGCGCCGCCCTCAGTCAAGAAAACAAGTTTGTTAACCTTGGTTTTCTTATTGTTACCGGGGTACTGCACAAAATCAGTATATTCGGAGTAGTCGGTAACAACTACTACTTTATTGAGATAATCCTTCTTTGAGATAAAGAAGCTTTCGAACGGGAGAATTTCTTCGCGTGACAACATTATTTACTCCTTAAATCAGTGTTGGTTGTTCGTACTTGAAAACGGAAGGAATGCCCTTCCAAGAAACTACCTTGGCAAGCTCTTCAAGAGAAATAGCTTGCGCAAAGGGCTTGCGCTTGTGCAGTTTGCGGATAACAATTTCGCCTTTATCGTAACTTAGGTAATAATAGTAATCTCCTTCGACTGTATAATGGAGAGTAAGGTGGCGATCATCGATAGCATAGATGTGATAAGAGACCGTTACGTCGATGTTGTTTTCGAAGCATTGCTCATAAAATTCATCGGCGTTGAACCAATTAAACATTATACGCCTTTCTTATAAAAGCGGGGATGGCGTTAGATGGGAGATATCGAGTGAGTTTATTAATATCGCATTTAATGAAGCGGATACAATTTTTCTCTCTGATGTATAATTTGTGAGTTACTATATTGATTTTGACGACAACATCGCCGATGCGGTATTTCAAGTTTGCTTTATAGTAAGAATTGTAAACTTTAAAAGAAAGACGAATTGCGATAGAGTGGGTATTGCAATAATTTATAACTTGAAAACAATCCTGTAATTTACCTTTCGTCATGGCCGTAGGCCTCCAACACTGAAAGTGGTAAAAGGTTAATATCGATAAGAGACGCGACTTCATCAAAAGGAAGATAAGGCGTACCGCGCTTTATAGACTGTTCGACAAAGGTAGTTTTATCTCCTACAGATTGAAGATCAATGGATAACCATACATTAGGCGAAAGCTCATAATCTAGGCCACCATTAACACCGTTGTTGGAGATAGTTGGCCAAAACTTGTGGCGGATGCCGTATTCTTGACAGAGATTGTGTTTTTCTTGAATCTCACTCAAAATTCTTCGACTGTAGTGCAAGAATCTGCTCCTGAGAATAAATACCGGACATGAGAAGAATATCGTTAAAAGTAATGTTATAAAATTTTCCTCGGACAAGCATGACGTAAGAATCGTCAGCCATAATTACTTTTAGCGAAGGAATGGGGCAGAATTCTACCACTCTTCCCGCGTTGTAAATAATATTACCCGTCTTGTGAGAACCATCATAGGCAAGCATAAATCTATCTACATCTTTGAACTTCTGCTTAGAAAACAACGCATAAGCGTTTTTGAAGTCAAGATAGTGATCACGAACATTAGGCGGGCAGTAGTCGAAAGGAATAATATCATGCTTGTATAGGATGAAATAATTCCAATCGAGCTTCAGGTCAGCAAGATTGTTATTAAGGAAGATTACTGGTTTAATGGCTTTAAAGTACTGCATCAGAATACCGGGGTAATGAAATATAGAAGGGTGATTAAATAGAGAGTTGTAAAACTAACGGACTTGTGGAAGTGGTCGTTGATTATGATATATGGAGCGCCGTTTTGAAGCACGTAGTTGACGGTAACATTGTTAAAATAGAATTCATTAATGTAGAAATTATGTTTAACCAGAAACCTCATGAATTGGGGTTTAGAAATAACACGCTGTAGTGGAAGTTCTGTATCCAGATAAATAAAGTCTGTAACGGCATTATGTAATATTACGAGTGCTTTATCGAAATTAAGACCGCAATCGATAAGCTCATGCTCTTCATTGCGAGTAAATTTACGAATATTAAAATAATATTCAATATAAGCTACAGCCGTATTGAAGTCATCAAGAAAGTATTTTGTCATAAGCTATTTCCTCCAACGTTAAGCAATAGCACTGGAACTTGTTAATTATGCGATAATGCTCGCCTTTCCCGTATGTTATTTTGGTGTTGTTAAATCTTAATTTATAATCATTGTAAAATGTGTAATCGTCTCTCTGGCCGAGATAATTATTAAACAAATGATTTAAATCATACTCATCATGGAAGTCTTTAACTAGAAATTTACCTGTTAAACGGTAATACTCAAGATAAGAAAAAGACTTCCTTATATACTCTTTCACTCGCGGCTTAAGCATATAAGCGAGTTTGTAATGATTATAGTATGTGTATGTGTCTAGAAGTATATCCAAACAAACAAAACCTCGATTAGATGAACACAATTTAGGTTTATGCAAATTAATCATCAAATTCACCTCTATTAAGTTGTCACTATTCAAGTCGTTTAACGGTTACTTCCTCGAGACTTCCTGTCTTTCGGTTTCCCTCGC